TTATGTGTGACCATTTTGCCAGCCTTGGCAGAATGGTCGTGTTTTACTGCTCGCTTTCAAGAAGCCTTACTGTCTGACGATATTCCTCCGCTTTGGCAACGGCAGTAAAAGTGACCGTAGCATTGTGGTTTTCTTTTACAACCTTTTCAATTTCCGAAAGAGAAACGCGGAAGAACTCTTTTCGGCTGTTTACCAGATTTATACGCCGATCATCAAACTGCCGGTGTAGAGCCGTTTCCAACGCCGGCGCGTCCTCGGAGAAAATCATAGCGTGAACATCGAATTCAAACGGTACGGAAGCACTGCTGAGTTCTTTTATGCGGTCCATCGGCTCCAACCGTCGTGTCATTCCAATTTTATATACATTCTCTCCAAAGGAACCGATATTGGATATTACATAGACGAAGCCAGCGCGTGTATTTTGCTCCCGGTCGAGTACATTTTTTCTGTCCTGCTCTAACAGGCCGAGTTTCGCCTCCAACTCTTTAATCTTGTCAACATAAAGCTGCTTTTCAATATCATCCGCCTTATGTAGATAAGTCATGAGTTTCTGAATTTCATTTTTGAACTGCCGTTCTTCCTTATCGAGTTTTGCTTTTTCGCGTTCAATTTCGCGGCGCACTTTTTCTTCTTCGAGCATTTGCTCTCGGATCGCGCGTTGTTCTTCCTTTTCGCGCTCTGCCATCACCTGATTGCCATACATACAGTTGAGCTGTTCCAGTTTAATCTCCAGCAGCTGGCGGTCGAGTTCCACTCCGTCCGGTGCAAAAATCCTGTTAAGCATTTCAAAGGACTTGATGATTTTAGAACGCGCACTGTCAATGTTCCGCGTGGTAACATTCTTGATAATAGCCGCCGTTTCCGAATTAAAGCAACGCAGGATCTGTTTCACATTTGCATTTACAACAGACTGTGGCGCGTCGGAATACACAGATACGGCATTATTTGAGGAAATGCATTCCTTTTCATTGAGTTGCGCAAGAGCAAATTTGTCTTTATATTCAGCGGACGATATATCATAGTCTACCGGGACGGAAGAGGAAACAGCAACCGCTTCTCGTTGCGCAACTTCAATTTCATCTTTAAGATCGCGGATTTCAATATTTAGCTGAGCAACGCATTTCTGTTTGTGCTCAAGTTCCAGTTCAGCAGCACGAGCCCGCTGGGCGGCGTGCTCTCTCTTATCTTTGATCTGATCTTCAACAGTACGAAGTTTTTGAGCACAACTGTCCTCTGTTTCTTTTCGCATTTTTTCCGCAGCCGCTTTGGCGTCCTGCACGCGTTGATCTGCATTGGCAGTCGTAAACGCCGCGTATTCGTCGGCATTTTTGATTATATTTAGTTTCGAAAAAGACTTCTGCAAAATATAATAGTACAGCACGAGAAACGCCACAACAACCAATGCAAACAGCGGTGCCAGTACCGTGGCAAACGCAAAGAGCGCGATAATAAACGGAAATGCGTACAAAAGGATTTTATATTCTTTTTTCATTTCTTTTTTCTCCTATTAAGATGTTACATCTATAATCACGGCGTGCCGTTGATTATGCTATTCCACACTCAAAGTAGAACTCCAGTGCCTTATGGATGAACTCTTCCGTAACATTGAAATATTCTGCCAGTTCGTAAGGCTCCAGGCCCTGGCGCAGCTGCGCCTCCAACTCGACTTTGGGGATCAACTTTTTCACTGCCCACTTATCTGCCCGGCGTTCGTGCTTACTGCGCCGATCCAGCGGGGCGTATAAGTTGTAGAACGACCCGGTTATACAGTGCCCTGCCTCATGAGCCAGGCGACAGCGGGCCTCTGCGGTGCTTTCCAGGCTCTGTTCGTCCAACGCTATGTAATAATCATCGCCGATATTGGCAGACGCAGACTTGGCAGCGGGCATACTGCCCAGATACACCTCTATGTTGTTACGCTCGATCTCATCGAACAGGGACTCAGTTGTTGTCATTCTCTCTCTTTCTCTTATCTTTGATAAATTCTACAAATCCTTTAACTTCCTGCCACATCTCGTCGGTAACCTCTCCGTCACCACCAAATAGTGCCACTTTGGCGATTTCCTCCGGACTTTGTTGGTCCGGGGGATTTTTTATGTCCGTTTTCCCCAAAAGGTAGTCAGTAGAGACACCAAAGTAGTCAGCGATCTTTTTTAAGCTGGAAGCAGATGGCACAGCCCCTTTGTTTTTCCAGTCGCTGACAGAGGCACGGGATATACCAACTGAAACGGCAACACCAGTCGCCGAAGAACCAGCTTCCACACAAAGCTGTTGGTATCTATCGTAAAAAGTCATAGTTTTACACCTCTGTTTTTGTGCAAAATTTACAAAAGTTCATAAAACCTAACTTTTAGTGTTGACAAATTCATTCCACCGAATTATAATTGCACTTGTAGTTAGGTTTACCGAACACGAAACAAGCCGGACTATGAGAGCGCTACCTCTTGTCAGTCCAATGTGCTGTTGATTTGCACATTCATAATAGCACAACAGTTCGGAAAATACAACTACAAATCCAAAAAATGTTCGTTTTTTAGAACGAAACGGCAGAAAGGAGTAAAAAAATGGACAGTTGGATTGCGGAAGCAGTCGGCACAATGCACATCAACAAAATAACCCAAAAAGCCGTGGCAAGCAAAATGGGATGTACAACTGACTATATCTCGATGATTTTAACCGGCAAGCGCAAACCGCCCCAGGCAAAAGAGCGGATCCTCGGCGCAATCAACGAGATCATCGCCGAGCGAAATATGCACACATCGGTATAGTGAGGTGAGTCACATGAAATGTTTTTGGATTATTATTTGGGCAGTATGCACCCTTATGATCACTGCCCATGCCTTGCTGGAGCGTTGGAAATTGAAAGCTATTCTATATTATCTTGCGAAAGAAAATATTTCTTTTTCTGAAACGGATATGGAAGCGTGTTTACAGCAAGTGTTGGAACACAAGTTCAAACAGTAGGTGGATTAAGAAGCATAGTTGAAAGGACATTGGAAGCGACAGACGAAAGAATATTGAGAGAGACAGATGTGAATTTTGAGGCCGTCTTTTTCGTTTTCGTCCATACTGTGTTGTCACGAATATTGTCAAGTAGATCGTGACCGGGCATAAGGATTGACACCACAAAATATGATGTTGCGGCGCTTAAATTCCTAATTGGAATGGTCTTTATGTACCCGGCCTCCGACAATAGACTGATCGTATATAGGATTTCTTCGTAAGTGTATGGCTCAATTTTGATTGAAGAAGCATCTAATCTGTCATCATAACCGAGATGTTCTTCAAGATAGAGCAGTACATCTCTTACACAGTCTTTGTTCAGTTTCATTGCGTTCAGTCCTTTCAAATTGATAACTTTATTATACCATGACAAACAACAAAAGCCAGCCTTTTGGGCGGCGGCAGAGATACGCAGGCAGCGGGACCTTTTTTCATTTCTTCTCTTTCTTCTTTTCTTTTTTGTCAAATTACCCTCTATGTTCCTGCTTCCGGTGCCCGCCCCACCCAACATCACATTTATCGCCAACGGCACTTCTGCCGTGCAGCGGGCAGCTTGCGGCTCTGCCGCTTGCCCAAGGGGCTGGCCAAATAATCGAAAGGAGAAATAATAATGAAAGTACCCATCAACAAGGACAGTCCGTTGGCAATGGACGACTTCGACGCCGCCGTACAGCAGCGTATGGAGCGCCTGCAAAGCTACATCGACCTGATCCGCACCGCCGAAGCAGTAGAGGAAGAGGTCAAGGCCAAGGGTACAAAACTGTATCTTGGTCCGGAAGATGTGGCGGCATACCTGAATTGCAGCATTCCAACGGCACGGCAGTATATGCACCGCCCGGGCTTTCCTCTCATTCAGCTGGGAGAGAACGGTACAAAGTTGGCTGTGTTCGCCCCGGCGTTCCACGCATACAACGCCGGAAAATACTAAATTGCAGTTGACTGCAAGAAAGGACAAACCAATGACGAAACGAGAAAAGGCAGGCTTGGTTCTGGTGGTCACCGGCTTCCTGCTGGTACTGCTGGGCTGCTGCCTGGTGGCGGACAACCCCTATTGGTGGGTGTCCATAGTGATCAGCGGTACCGGCTGCGCATTGATCGCCCTGGCAGTGTTCGTGCTGCCTAAGGACGACCGGGAGCCGCAGCAGGACAAACAGCTGGTGATCGAGGACGAAAAGCACAAGGTGGTGCTGCTGGCACCGCTGACTGATTTTGAGCTGGCGTATCTGCACGCAGTCAAACTGGGAAAGGATGATGAAAATGGAAGATTACATTGATTTGGTAATTGCTAAGCTGGACGAGGACCATATTGTTCTGCGGGCGCCGTGGAACACCGTTAGAGCCGGTGACACCGTGTATGTGCAGGGTGATGGCAACTACAAGGCGCTGGAAGTCATCGCAGAGCGGAAAACCAAGGCTCTGATGGAATTGCCGAAAGTGACCGCCATTATGCTGCCGCTGGAGTATGACGAAAACAGCAGCGAGCAAAAAGAAAAAGCCGACTGAGCGACCAGTCGACTTAAACACAGGCGGCGAAAAGAAAGTAAAACGCCTGCGCTAATTACATTATATATAAGGACCGCAGAGAAGTCAAGGACAAGCCGTGCGGCAAGGGCGAAAAAGGGGTCTGTGCTCCTTTTTTGCTCCTTGTTCAAAGTATTATTTTTAGGTGCAAAACGCCAACGGCAAAAATATATATCGCTTGGCATTCTTCAGCGAGTTAGGCGCAGGCAGGAGACCGGCGGCAACAGGGAGTGTACCCGCGCCGCATAATGAGGAACTGTGCACTGTGGGAATGTGGAACACGCCGGTGAACCGGTGGAAAACTTGCTTTTCCATCCGGGAGCCGATCAGCGTTTTCCAGCATTTCCATAGTGTGCCGATCCGTCAGAAAGGAGAAAACCAAAATGCCATGGGTGCAAAAGACCACCCACGCAGGTAAATGTATCTACATTCAGCGGCATTACTCCTCCCGCTACGGAAGCAAGAATAAATGTACCAGGGGAAGCAACTACGGAAAAACCAGCGAGGCGCAGGCGGCGGTCAACAATCGCCAGGCGTGCCTACAGCAGGAGATGATCTTCAACGCCAATTTCGGACCAGGTGACCTGACCGCCACTTTTACATTCCGAAAGGCGGACAGGCCCAAGGACCTGCAAGAGATCAAAAAACTGTGGGCCGCCTATATGGCCAAACTGCGATATGCCTACAAAAAGGCCGGCGCGGACTTCAAGTGGATGAGAGCCATTGAGACCCCGGACAAGAACCCACACATCCACATGGCGTTGTCAGGTATTGACTTGACCAAGCTGCCAAGGTGGCCTTATGGCCGAGTGGAGTATGTACCGGTGGACGATAGAGACCACCACACCTACGGCGGGTACCTACGCGAGGAGACCCACATCAAACAAGGGCACGAGGGCAAGTACACAACGGCCAAGTCCAGAGTGTGTTTTAGCCGGAGTCGAAACCTGGTGGTACCGGAGCCGGAATACCAGGTCATCTACAGCGACCATTGGGCGGATGAACCAAGAGCACCCAAGGGCTACTATGTGGTCAAGGACACGCTGAACAACTGGGAGGACGAAGTCACCGGGTTCAAGTACCAGTCCTATGTGCTTTGCCCGATCTCAAAGAACCAACCGCACCGGCGGTGTTAGGAGGGCGACAATGACATACATACAGCAATGGGAACAAATGCGGGACAAGGTGCGAAACTTGGAACAGGAACGCCAAACCCAGCTGATCTTGGCACCGCACAACGCCTACGGCTTCAAGCTAAACATCAACCACCCGCTGATCCGGCCTAAGTGGGACGCCTTTAAGAGCACCAAGGGCCTGGGCCAGTATGGCATGACGGACGATCTGCGCCGGGAATTTGAGGAGGCAGTGCTGGCCAGTAAGTACATGCAAAAGTGCATGGAGCAGGAGCGACAGCGCATTGGCACCGTGGAGCACCAGTTCATCCGTATGGCTTACGCTCCTGCGGAGCAGGCAGCGGGCTGATGGGTACCCAAGAACACTGGACTGCTGCCCAGTACCAGGAGTATCTCCGGCAGCGGGCCAAAGGTGGAAACAAATACCACGCAGTCAAAGCCCAAGCAGACGGCCGTACCTACGACAGCCAAAGCGAGTGCAAGCGAGCCAAGGAACTGCAACTGCTGGAACGGCACGGCCTGGTGCGCAACCTGCGGGAGCAGGTCCCCTATGAGTTGATACCGGCAGGTGTCGGCGAATACCGAAAAGAACGCCCGGTGATATATAAGGCGGACTTCGTGTATGAGGTCTGCCAGCCGGACGGCACCTGGAAGTGGGTGGTAGAAGACACCAAGGGTGCCAAAACAAAGGAATACATCATCAAGCGAAAACTTATGCTGTACATTCACGGCATAAGCGTAAAGGAGACGGACAAATGAACTTTAAGAAAATGTTATCCATTTGCAAGCGAAGCAAGACTTATTTGTTATACGACCTACCAGACGGCGAGCAAATGCTCAGCAACGGCAGCTGCGGGTACATCTTGTACGGCCACCCGGAATACACGCCGGAGACACTGCGCATGGTCGCTGACTTGGCAGAGGACGACAGTGTGATCATGACAAGAATGCCAAAGACAGACCTACCATTGGCAGACCAATGCCCCAATGAAGAATATGCCGCCCCGCTGGACACCTGCATTGTAGCCGCAGGCGCTGTATGGCAACCGCTGATTGTAGGTGCGGGCATGACATTCATCAACAAAAGAGCGTTGCAACCTATCGAAAAGGAAGAAGAGGGGTACGATCTGTACCGGCGCGGGGACCTGGTGGTCGTTAAATCCGGCCTGATCGTGCAGGGCGTGATCAGAACAATGGATCTGTCCAAAGCAGAAGCTGTATGCAGGGATCTGATCAACCTGGGCACAGTGGCCGGTATGGCCATTGAGGAGCGCAACAATGAAGAATGAGAACGAAAAAACTACAGTTGCGATCTTGGCGACGATATGCCGAGATGTGTGTATCTACGGCTCAATCAATAACCGGTGCGGCCTTGACAAGCCGGAACTGGACGAACACTGCCAGCGTTGCGCGCTGGCGCAGATCAAGGAGGTAACGCTGAAATGACCGAGAAAATCCAAAAAGCAATTGATAAGATCGACCAGGAGGCGGAGAAGATGGGCAGCGCAACCGTGCGCCTGCTTTGCTCACACATTATAGACCACTGCCTGGTCAATGATGAAAACGCGGACAAGGTACTGGCTGAGGGCAAGAGTCTGAAAGGCTGCTGGGATCACATCACAAGCAACGCACGAAAACAAGCAGAAGGCAACTGCGCGGCCGTGCCGGACGACACCGTGTACGAATGGGCAGCGGGCTATTACGGTTTTACCACCGAAGAGACCAAGGCGGAGATCATCGACCTGCTGGATCTGCTGTGAGGTGTCGATATGGGAAAAAAACTGAACACGCTTACGCAGGAACAGGCTCGGAAAATTTGGAACGGCCGCCCGAAACTGCCGGAGAAAAAGATATTGACATTCGCACACAAGCAGGTGTTCGTCAACGAGCAGTATTTTTTCAAGCACAAAGAATGCGGCCATAGGTATGGCTATTGTACCGCTTGCGGCAAGGATGTGCAGATCGACATTGAGAATATGCGGCTATGGACGGACAAGCACGCCGCATGCCGCTCTGCACGGCATAACGACACCGTATGCTGCCCCGCCTGCGGGCACGAAGTCCAAGTCAAAGACGCCGGGCGTGGCCGTAGTCAGTTGGTCAACACGGCAGTGGTAGCGGTAACACAGCGGACAAGGAACGGCGGTATATTGCTTTCTTTCGTTCGAGTGTACGAGGATTATGCGTGCGACTTTAAAGCCGCGCCGGAAATGGGCAGACTGCTGTACGCTGCATACTTCAATTTGAACAAGCACTTTGTGGCCAAACGACAACTCGGTGGAGGGCTGTGCATAAGCGTAAAGTCAAAACCAACACTGCAGCTGCCGTGCACCGTAGAGCCGGTTAAGCTGAATCACAACAACTGGAAATGTACACAAGGAGAGGGAGCAAAGCTGCTGGGCTTTGAAGAGGCGCTGGAGAAAAGTAACCTACGCTATCTGCCGTGGGAGACATACCACGAATGTGCCCAGCAGCTCCATCAAAGCGCAATTACAAACTATCCTGTCAACCTGCTTGGGTTACTTTATCGATACAGCCGTTATCCGGTACTAATGGAGCGCCTGATCAAAGAGGGCAACAGCGACTTGGTAGCCGAACAAGTTGAGTGGAATTGCACAGCCGGTATGGACTACAAGCAAGTGGTGCCTTACAAGGCAATGCGACTGACCAAGCCGGAGTACCGCATGATAAAAGCAAAATACAAGATTTGCTGTTCAACACTTAGAGCAACAGCGGCACTGAAAAAATACGGCTGCAAAATGTCAGATGAGAATATTCTCTTTTTTCTTGCTTTCCAATACAGCTGGAACCAGCGAAGATGCTACAAGGCGCTTGATGTTTTGCGGCAGCACCTATCTCCGCAAAAGGCAGTGAACTGGGTAAACCGGCAGGCAGCGGGAGAATATGGAACGCCAACAGATGTGCTGTCAGATTACAGCGACTATCTGGATCAGTGCAGGCGGTTGGGCCTGGATGTTAACCGTAAAGAAGTAGCCGTACCGCAGAACCTGCGAGATCTGCACCGACAGTATTCCGAAGAATTGACACACCGAGCTAATGAAAAGAAAACAAAAGAGCAAGCCGAGCGGGAAAAGAAGTTAGCTAAGGATCTGCCAAAGCTGAAACGGAAATATACATACGCCAGCAGCGGGCTGTTCATTCGGCCGGCCGAGGGGCCGGAGGATCTGCTGAAAGAGGGTTGTGCCCAGCACAACTGTGTGTACTCCTGTTACACGAAAAAATACCTGGACAGAAAGACGGATATACTTTTCGTCCGCAAACAGTCGGCCCCGGATCAGTCCTATGTGACCGTTGAGTTCAAAGACGGCGCCGTTATTCAATGCAGAGCCGATCACAACCGACCTGCACCGCCGGATGTGCAGGAGTTTATGCAAGCCTGGCTTGCCTACCTAAAGTCGAACAGAAAAACGAAAGCAGTCAGTTAAGGAGGACTTATGGATAACCAAATCACCACAATGCAAGAAGTAACACCCACAACGCAGAAAGCCTACGATACCCACGTCCGGATCCTGGCCAACGGTCAGGTGATGGCCCGAGCATTGGTAGATGTGTGCCACGATCTAAAGACTATGCGGGATGAGGGTCTATACACGGAGCTGGGCTATGACACATTCGAGGAGTACGCCGAGCAAGCCTGTGGCATTAAGCAGCGGCAAGCCTATTCCTACATATCAGCCTATGAAAAGCTGGGCCAGAAGTATATGGCCGACCACGCCGACCTGGGGATCACCAAGCTGGAGCTGATCTCTCAAATCAGCAGTTATGAGCGGGAAGAGTTCGCGGCCGATGTGGATTTGGAGAGTGCCACAGTCAGGGAGTTAAAGGCTGAGGTGGAACGCTACAAGAAGCAGACGGAACAGCTGACCTTTGATCTTGGCCAGGCACAGAGCGAATTAAGCGAAGCGCCGGAGCCGGTGGACATGGACACACTCCGTTCTTCCATTGAGCAGGGAGTTAAAGCCAAGTACAGCGCCCAGCTGGAAGAATTGCAGCAGCGGGCCGACGCAGCGCCGGACCCGGAGGCAATCCGAAAGGAAGCGAAAAAGGAAGCCGCCAAGGAATACAAAGCTAAGCTGGCAACGGCAAAGGCAGACGCCGAGGAAAAGACCAAAGCCGCTGTGGAAAAACTGGAGCAGGAAAAGGCAGACCTGAAACGGCAGTTGGACAGCAGTGCCACCAAACTGGACGCCGCTGTTCGGCAAGCAAAGGCAGCGGGCGCAGACACGGATGTAGCCGCCTGCCGGGTGTATTTCACCGAACTGCAACAAACCGCCGCAAAGGTACAGGAGCTGATCGGCAAGATCAATGCCAAGGACCCGGCCACCGGAGCCAAGCTCTCCGCCGCCGTTATTCAAGTTTTGCAGTCGACTGCACGGAATTTGGAGGTGGCACAATGA